GTTCTCTGGTTTTAGCAGAGATAAACTCAAAGCATTTGAACAGGGTATGATACCAGAAACAAAGAAACAATTATCTGAATGAGTTTTACTATTACCCCACCCCCATCAGAGATGGAGAAAAAAGATGAGGTACTAGCAAAAGCATACAAGAACCTTATCTACTTTGGCAGGGCCTTCTTACCTAATGACTTCTTAAAGAAATCAGAATCAGCACCCTTTCACTACGAAATGGCTGAAAAGATGATAGACACTGCACCCGGTGCTCGTATCTGTAACATCATTCCTAGAGGTCATGGTAAATCAGTAGTAGCGAAAGCGGCTATTATGCATAAGCTGTGCTTTGCACAAGAGGGAGACCAGCATTTTATTGCATGGGTATCGGAAGAACAGTCACAGGCTATAGACCATCTGAAGTATATCCGCTCTCACTTTGAAAACAACAAGATGATACGATACTACTTTGGTAACATGGATGGCGGTAGTGTTGGCAAACGCTGGACAGAAAAAGATTTAGTTACACCTAAAGGTGACAGGGTAATATCTAAGGGTACATCACAAAGACTTAGAGGTAGAGCAGAGGTAGATGTGCGATATACTGGTATTGTACTAGACGACTTTGAATCAGAACTTAACACTAAAACGCCAGAAAGGCGTGCAGACATCAAGAAGTGGATTGTATCCACAGTGTACCCTGCCTTAGAAGAAACTCCGGGGAATGAAGGGTGGATATGGCTTTCTGGGACTATTGTGCACTACGACTCTTACTTGCAAATGACGTATGATGGTTGGAAAAAAGCAAAAGAAGACAAAAGAGAATACCCTTGGGATGTAAACTTCTACAGAGCAATAGAAGATGGTAAGCCGTTATGGGAGTCTCAGTTTTCTAAAAAGAAATTAGAAGCAAAGAAACGAGAGTTTATTGAGGCTGGGTTGGTAAATAAATTTGCTCAAGAGTATATGAATGATGCAAGAGACGTTACCAGTGCTTCTTTTAAAATAGATAGAATACAATACTACAACGGAAGAGTTGAATGTAAGAATAAATTTAATTATCTTATAGACGGTGATGATGCAACCCCGATCAATATTTACATGGGTGTTGACCTTGCGGCAACAGCTTCAGAGACTTCTGATTACCAAGTCATACTTGTTATGGGTATTGATTCCAGCAATAATCGGTATGTCTTGGAGTATTTCCGTGAGCGAATACCTACATTTGACGTTCCCAAAGAAATTATACGCTTGGCGAATAAGTATACGCCAGTACGTAGAGTTACGATTGAAACAGTTGCGGCACAAGAGATGGTTCGGGATATGGTTACACGGCTTTCCGCAACAGAGAAAAGACTTCTTCCGGGTATATTTAAGGGAGTTAAGCCTCCGAATAGAATTAAAAAACAAGATAGGTTGGAAACCACTCTTGGCCCTATTGTCAATTCTAAGAAGCTATATATCCAAAGGGAAATGACAGAGTTAGTAGATGAGTTCTTCGAACACCCTAAACCCAGAAACGATGATGTTATGGATGCTTTGTACTATGCAGATTACTTTGCACGGGCTCCTAAAAGCTCAAGAACAAAAACAAATTCTTTAGAAGATACAGATGACCACCCAATACGAAAAATGCAAAATAAAGCATATAATTGGATGACGGGTTCTAGGTTTTAAAGTATTGCACTGTAAACCTTTTTATTATTAACATAGTATAGCAAAATACACACATGCCAAGGTACTCATCAACATCAAAGAAAAGATTATCAACCTGTGATCAAAGATTGCAAGATGTGTTTAATGAAGTCATTAAGCACGTAGATTGCTCTATTCTAGAAGGTCATAGAAGTAAGGAAAGGCAAAATAAACTATATGATGAAAAACGCACTAAGGTTAAGTATCCTAATGGTCGGCATAACTCTAGCCCTTCTAAAGCCGTTGACGTTACCCCTTATCCTGTGGATTGGGAAGACCGAGAACGGCAAACGCTCTTTGCTGGGTTCGTTCTTGGCATTGCTAGGGGCATGGGGCATAAACTAAGATGGGGTGGAGACTGGGATCAAGATTTTCAAGTAATGGACAATCGCTTTGATGATTTTCCGCATTTTGAGGTAAAAGGCTAATGCCCGGAACAACAGATACAGTAAAAGCAAAATTAACACCCGGTGAATTTGTTATTCGCAAAGAAGCCGTAGATATGATAGGAGTTCCTATGTTGAACAAGTTGAACGATATGCCAGAAGAAGGTGGACACTCTGCGATTGATAGAATTATTGACATGGCTACCATGAGCAATATGAAGATGATGTATGGTGGTGGAATGGTTAAGCCAAACTACGCTGGTGGAGGAACGGTACAGCAATATGGACATGGTGGTTCCGTAGATAAAATGATGGGCTACCAAAAAGGTGGACAGTTAAAAGCAGTACCAGAAGGCAATCCCGGTTTAGGTAAGCTACCAGAAATGGTGCGAAACCGTATGGGATATATGCAAGACGGTGGCATGGTAGAAGACTCATTAATGGGTATGCGATATGGTGGAATGGCTAAAAAGAAGAAAATGATGGGATATGAAGATGGTGGCCCTGTGGAAGAAGGTATTTCATTGCCACCTCAACCTAGAGACCCATTGCAGATTGATGCTAGACAAGCAGACCCTTCCATGTATGAAGGTAGTCAGTTAGGAGTAAGAGACCAAGCTATGATGTTGCAGGACAGCATAAGGCAAGACACTATAAATAAAGCTAAAAAAACACTACAGCTAATGAAGTTAAAAGGTTTATTGGAAGGTGCGGAGTCTTTAGATTATCAAGACCCAAAGATGGAGCAAGGTGCGGATGAGGAGATGAAAAGACAAATGTTACAGAGAATGATAATGATGAGGGGCATGCCCTTTTAACCTATGGAACAAGACCCAAGAGCATTATACAATGATGAGTTATATCGCCAATGGCGAGACTCACGAGCTGACTGGGACACAGAAGCACGTCAAGATATTGATTTTTATTTAGGAAATCATTTTAGCCAAGACGAGTCAGATGAGTTGGCTTCTAGAAATCAGGCAGATATACCAATGGATAGGGTTTCTGCGGCAATAGAAAAATTTAAAGCAGTACTTACGTCAAGGCCTCCTGCATTTACAATAACCCCTAGAGAAGACTCTGATGTGCAAGTTGCTACATTGTGGAGAACGGTAATGGGTTATGTTTGGCAGAAGTCTGATGGAGACTGGCAAATGAAACAGGCTATACAGGACTATGCTACCACTGGTATGGGTTACTTGTATGCTTACATTGATGCGGAATCAGATTTTGGTAGAGGTGACGTTAAGTTTACCTATGTTGACCCATTCAGAGTATATGCTTCTCCGAGCTCTCGTGATCGTTGGTTTAGCGATTCAGATGGTATAATCCTTTCCACCATCCTTACAGGTGAGCAAGCCGTTAACCTCTACCCAGAATTGGGAGATACTACAGACCCCGCAACAGGGGAAACTATTCCCGGAATAATTAATGACATTGCTGGTTTTACGTATGATGAAGAAGATTATCCTTCTTCTAGTAATAAAAATTCTATGACGGTATTTACTCCGGCAGAAGTAAAAGATAAAGATTATTATCAAGTAAAAAAATATCAAGTATTAGAAAGATTTTATAAAATTAAAGTTCCTTATTTTAGAATTATTAATATGAAGACTCAAGAAGAAGATATATTGTCTGAAGAGGAATACACTGCTTTCTTTCAAGAAAACTCTGAAGCTTTTGACATAGGTGCGTTTACAGCGGTGCGTGTGCTACAAACTCGTGTAAAGGTTTGTGCATCTATGGGCGAGGTGGTGCTCTATGAACAAACACTGAATACAGATGAGTATCCTATTGTACCCCTTCCAAATATCTGGACTGGCACCCCTTATCCAAAATCAGATATTTCTAGGGCACGACCTATGCAAAGATTGTTAAATAAACTTTGGTCATTGGCTTTGTCGCATGCACAAGCTTCAGCAGGTTTAAAATTATTAGTACCTTTGGGTAGTGTGGAGGACGTAAATCAACTCGAAAAAGACTGGGCGAATCCCAACGCTGTTATAGAAGTAGACTCATCCCAAGGCGAGCCGCACTACCCAGCCCCTCAACCGTTAGCTGGTGAGTTTTACAGATTAATACAGCAGTCAGAGTTTTATATAGATTTTATATTTGGTCTTCCAGAAATGATGCATGGCTTTGCAGAAAAAGCACCGGAAACAATGAGAGCAACAGAAAGAATGATTGCATTAGGAAGCGAAAGACCAAAGTCTAAACTTCGAGATATAGAGTTTAGTATTAATAAATTGGGTAAGGTTTTGTATAACCTGTCTAAAGGTCACTACACTTATAAAAAGATTTTTCGTTTAGCACAGCCAAATAACAACATAACAGAAGTTATGGCAAATTTTTACACAGACGTTTCTGGTGCCGTGTTAGACCTAAAGAAAGAACGTCATGCCTTAGAACAGCATGATATAAGAATTGAGCCGGGTTCAACAATGCCCTCTAGTAAGTATGCAGAACTTGCAGTGTATTTAGAGGCGTTTCAAATGGGAATTGTTGATAGGTATGAAGTATTAAAAAAGAATCCTGAATTGTTTGATAAGGAAGGTATTATGCGTAGAACAGAAGAGAAGCAGTTACTGCAACAACAAGTTCAAGCGATGCAGGATCAGATAAAGAATTTGCAGGGTGACTTGCAAACCGCACAACGAGAGTCTGTCAGTGATAGAAAAAGAGTCGAGGTTGAAAAGTTTAAATCTAGACTATCTGAAGTTTCTTCAGAATCTAAGGCTGACAGAAGAGTGCAACGTAGTAAACTAGAAAACGAGGTGAAGCTAGAGGTGGAGAAATTGGCTAGTAATCTGAAAGATGTTCAGAGAAAAGTCAGTTCTACTCCTGAGGCCTAGAGACATCTAAGGAGAGACTATGTCTACAACAGAACAACAGGAAGTAAATGTCCAAAACGATCAAGTCGTAACTAATGAGAATTTCGTGGAAGATATCGTAAATCAACAATCTGGGCCTGAAAATCCAGATACAATTCAAGAACCAGTACAAGAACCAGCTACTTCAATGGATTATGAAGCTGAAGCTAAGAAGTTCCAATCTATGTATGATCGGTCACAAGCTGAAAATGCAAGATTACAACAAGGAGCACAAATACTTCAGTTATTGGAGCAGAGACCTGACTTGGTACAGGCACTTGAAAGCGGTATAGCTCAACCACAAGCTCAACAGCAAAACGAACCTAGTGTCGGGAAGGATGATTTCAATCCTTGGGATGCTTTTACAGATGAAAACTCTGAATCAGGGCGATATGTAAACAATAAGATAGAATCGTTAGTAAATCAGAGATTGACTTCTGCGTTATCCCAACAACAGCAACAGATACAAGCTGATATGCAAATGCAAAATACTGTAAATGAATTGAGAGGAACGTATAAAATGTCTGATAGCGACATTCAAGAGTTCTTACAATTCACTACAAAACCAAAAGAACAAGTAGGTTTGAATAACCTAGTAAAGCTTTGGCAGATGCAAAACGGTCAATCCGTTGCTAACAACGATACAATGGAAGCGGTAAATGCGGCAAAACAAGCTCCTAGAACTGCTGGCGTTCTTCAAGGTCAACCTCAGACATCACAAAAAAATGATACTGATAAGATTTTTGATGCCGTCATGGGCAATAGTGGCTCTTTGCGATTACCGTGACATAACAAACAAACCACAAACCAAGAGGTAATAAAATGGCAATATCATACAATACTGGAACTTTAAAGTCCAGTGATATCACAGCTTCTACCACCTCTGCTGGTGTAGGTCAGGCTCCTGACAGGAGACGGATATTTAATTTTGGAGACAGGGTAGCAGAATTAGCCCCTGAAGAATCTCCATTCTTCGTGTATCTTTCTCAAGTAGCCAAAGCACCTACCGATGATCCAGTATTTCGTTACTTGGAAAATCGTAATAAAATCAACTTTACTGACCGTTCTCTTCTTTTGAAAGGAGCTGTTAATGGTGGTTCTGCTGTGTCTGCAGGTACGTCTTATGCGTTTACTGTTGACACTGCTGGTGGAGCCTCTGTTGACTATCTGTTAAAAGGAATGGTTATCGCTGTTCAAACTGCATCTCGTACAGGTGATGTTGGAATTGGGCAAGTGGTCGTTCGTGTTGATTCAGCAGTAACACATGGTAGTAGCGAAACTTCATTCACAGGTAAGATTATTGATGTCTCGAACGCAAACGTTTCTGGATACAATGTTCTTGCTGACAATGATGCGGCTCAGATAATTGGTACTTCCTTTGAGGAAGGTTCTGGTTCTCCTGACGTTTTCTCAACAGAGCTTGAAGATAATTATGGGTATACCCAGATTTTTAAGACAGCCGCTGAGATGACAAACACAGCGTATGCAACTCGCTATCGTGGGTATGCAGACGAGTGGAGCAGGTTATGGGCTGACAAACTACGTGAGCATAAAATTGACATTGAAAGAGCTATGCTCTTCGGTCAAAAAGCTCGTCAAGGTGGCATCCAATATTCTGAAGGAATTGTAGGTCACATCCTTAAAAATGTAAATCCAACTGTAAACGATGATGATTTTAGCTATAGCTCGGGTAGTTCATACTACCGAAGTGTTGCACAGGCAGAAATGACTTACGATAGATTGCTTAGCGATCTTGAAGTAATCTTTGATCCTGCTCGTGGTGGTGCTTCTGACAAGCTAGTTTTATGTTCTTTACCAGTGATTACGTTTTTTAACAAGTTAGGCGATGGAAAATTCTTAGATGCTTCTATGGGTCATTCTGCTAATAATTACAGAGTGGACATGACAACTAGGAATGGTGCTTTCGGTCACTCCGTAATGGTAATTGATACTATTCACGGAACACTTAATCTTGTTAAAGAGCCACTGTTTAGAGGAATTGCGGCTGGATACATGCTAATGGCTGACATGAGTCAGGTTTCTTATCGTCCTTTGATTGGAAATGGAATTAACCGTGATACACAGGTTATGACCAACGTTCAAGGTGCTGATGAAGACTTGAGAAAAGACATGATTCTAACCGAAGCCGGTTTAGAAGTAAGTCTTTCCGAATCTCATGCTTTGTTTAACTTAGAAAACGATTAAGGAGTTAGATAATGAAAACAGCTAGTTTAAACGCAAATAGTTCAAGTTTCCAAACTGGTGAAAAAGCGTTTCAAAAAATAGACAACTCTGCGGCAGTGGCAAGAACGCTGACTGCGGCTGAGTCTGGAACTCTTTTCGCTGTGGATATGTCTACGGTTGACAATAACGTAGCTTTAACCTTGCCAACGGCATCTGATGCTATAGCGGGTTGTAGCTATGACTTTTGCTTTACTGTTAACTGTGACGATGATGCAGACTTTAGCATAACAACTGGAGCAAACGGAACTGATATATATGGTTACGTTGTTGCGGGTGCGGCTAATAGTACAGTAGACGATGTTGATGGACTCTCAAAAATAACCGTAGATGGCTCTGTTTCTCAGGCTATTGAAGGTTTAAGAATGACTCTTATCTGTGACGGTGTTAATTGGCACCTAAGCGGATATGTTCCAGTTGCTATTGGAACAGTCGTTCTTGTTGAGTCAGCAAGTGCTTAATCCGAATACATAAGGATAACAGTTTTAGGTACTGTAGGGGTTGTCAATAAAAGATAGCCCCTAAAACCTAAAAGGAGATAATATGAATAATTGTATACATTGTAAGAAAGAAAACAAAGGGGACTGGTTTTATTGCAAGTACTGTGGCAAAAAAGCATCTGAAAGCAAATTTACTACAAACATGTGGATGACATCACAGATGGGAAAGAGAACAGATGTAGAGTTATCGGTGCAGTCTATTTCTGACAACACAGCTAAAATGAGAAAAAATTTAGGTTATGGCGGTTAAGAAAAAAGATTCAAGATTAAAAAGGGCAGGTGTTAGTGGGTATAACAAACCAAAAAGAACTCCCGGTCATCCTACCAAATCACATGTTGTGGTTGCTAAGGTGGGATCAAAAGTAAAAACAATAAGGTTTGGACAGCAGGGAGTACGAGGTGCTGGTAAAAATCCAAAAAGCAAAAAAGACAAAGCAAGGCGTAAGTCATATTACGCTAGACATAACGCACAAGACCCTAATCCTAGCAAGTTATCTGCTAGGTATTGGAGTCATAAAGTAAAATGGTAAAAGGAGTTTATTATGCCAATGGGTAAGGGAACGTATGGTTCTAAAAGAGGAAGGCCAAAAGCAAAAGCGAAGGCAAAAGCAATGAAAGCACCAAAAAGTGTTAAGGGTGTTTCTATGGCTGGTCTTACTATGAGACAGGCAAATGCTATGAAAAAACATTCAAAGCATCACACAGCAAAACACTTGAAGATGATGGCTAATTCAATGAAGAAAGGTAAAAGCTTTGGAGCTTCTCATAAAATGGCTCAGAAAAAAGTTGGAAAGTAATGGCAAAAACCGTTAGCTGGATGTGGGGTGGTAAGAAGCATTATGGAACCTTGATAAGAGAGACAAAAACCCATAAGTTTGCTAGAACAAAAAACGGTAAAGTAAAAAAGATTAAGAAGTAATGGCAACAGCAAAGAAAAAAGACCCTGCTAAGTGGGCGAGAGCCAAAGCAAAGGCAAAAGCTAAAATGGGTGGTAAGCACTCTGCTAGAGCTATGCAACTTGCTGTAAAGTATTATAAGGATATGGGGGGAACATATTCTGGTAAAAAGTCATCTAAAAATAAGCTGTCTAAATGGTCAAAGCAAAAATGGGACTATGTTAGTAAAGGTGATAAAAAGAAACCAAAGAAGAAACGTGGTCGTTATTTACCAGAGTCTGTTAGAAAAACTTTAACCAAAAGTCAGAAAGCGGCTACAAATAGAAAGAAAAGAAAAGCTACAGCATCTGGAAGACCCAAGGCAAAGTATAGTAAAGCGGTAGCAAGGAAAGTTAGGAGAGCTAAATAATGGCAACATTTGAAGCACAAGTAGAGGGATTAACAAGTTTAGCTATAGATAGCAGTGGAACTGCTCCTACGCAAGCAGAGTTAAGTCAGTTTTTAACAGATGGTGCTAAGGAAATATTAAATTCTTTACCAAAGTCTAAAAAGTCCCTGTTCACTACTTCCAATGATTTAAACAGCAGTAGTCCAAGCTTTACAGTTTTAGGTTCAGAAATATTTAGCGTAACAAGAGATGATGGGACTATTAATCAGCCGTGTAGAGTTGTAAATCCAGACTTGCAAGGCAGAATTAGGGATGCGGATGATATGATGGCCGCTACCACTACAGATCCCGCTTACTATGTTACAAACAATATTTTAGTTATTGTTCCTTCGCCTACCAATGCTCAAAATGCACATGTACAAACATTGAATTATCCTACAGTAGCCTTTGGTGATAGTTCTATTGCAAAATTTCCAGACGAAGCAGAATATTTAGTTCCTATTTATGGTTCTATTAAGTCATTACAAAATTTATTAGCTAACAAGTCTAGTAATTCAACGATTACTACAGCACTCACTGCTATTAAGGCAGAGATAGACGAGTGTTTAAGCATTGCTGATAACATGCATACTGAAGTTGCTTTAATCAATAGTCATATTGATCTTGCTAAAAATGAAGCGGATGAAATAACCGCTTTTACGGACGGAAGTGCTACTATCAACACAGCCTTAACAGCAATGAACACAGCGGCAGATAAGTTTAGAGAGGATAGTGCAGACCCATCTTTATTTGGAGATGAAAGTGTGTATACAACTGGAACAGGTTTAACCTCTGTAAAAACTCATGTTGATAGGGCTATCAGTTATATAAATGGAGACTTTCCAAATGCTAATTATGATTTAGCCGCTAACCTAGCAGATATTGATGCTGAGTTAACTAGCGAAGATACAGAACTTGCCAGCGGTCGAGTTCAGCAGTTGCAAGCGACTCTTAATGCCGCAGATGCAGATTTAAAAATTGCAAGAGCATATATAGACGAATGGAATATTCTTTCAGATACATTAACCAAAGAGGTCAATGCATTTGCTAGTGAGGTCAACGCAAGGGTTTCTTTTACGGGTGCTAAGTCTCAGGCTGTTCGAGCTTATGTGGATACGGCAAATGGATATGCTAGTGTTGCACGAGGTTATGGGGAAGAAATACAAGCAAAAATAAACATAGCTCAATCGTACGCAAACGAAGTCCAAGCGAGAGTAGCAGTAGATGCAAGTGAGTATGGTAAGTACGAGAAACAACAAGCTAAGTTGCAAATAGACTACGACAAAGGCATACAAATGCTTAAGGGTACATAATGGCTAGAACATTAGTAACATTAAATTCTTCTCCGTCTTTTACCTTAGTGAATTTAAACACGTCTCCTTCTTCTACTTTGGTTTCATTAAATACGTCACCTTCATCTACATTAACAGTTTTAAATACTTCTCCTTCGTTTAGTTTAGTAAGTTTGCCTACATCTATTAGTTGGTTAATTAAAGGCTTTTGGCAAAGTTACACGTCAAATAGCTGGGAAAATACCGTTCAATTATGGAGTGATGCAGAATAATGGCTGTCAATAGACTAACAGTAAAAAAAATTATTAGCAGAGTAAGGCAAGTATTTCCTAATGCTCCTGAAAATTACATAATGAATCTAATTAATGAGTCTTTAGTAGAGCTTGGAAACTATTCTACTAAAGTTGAGTATGCAAAGACTACAACAGTAGTAGATCAACAATGGTATACATTAAGCGATGCTAACTCAGGTATTGATGTTAATAAAGTTTTTAGAGTAGATTTTATGGATTCTAGTGGTGAGTATGTAAAAATACCACGACTATTAAATGGTGAAATACAAACAATGGACATAGACTAATGGCAAGCACATACACACATCCTGAAGATAAAATTTCTTATTTTATACGTGGCAATCATTTAGCGATTGTTACTACCAGAGGTGAAACAAGTGGGACGACACACTCTTTAGAGGGTCAGTTTAAGCCAATAGACGAAGCTGTTACTAACGGTGTTCTGATCCATTATTATGCGGAGCCAGATACGGTATCTGCCATTACAGATATTCCAGACGTAGATAATGTTTTTCATACATCTATTATTGATTATGTAAAATCAAAATTATATCAAGATAAAGCTGGTACGACTACCGATCCAAACATTTCTGCAATCAGTTTAAATTTATCTAACTTACATCAGGCTAATTTCTTAAATTCTATTCAGAAAAATGGAATGAGGAAAAGAGATAAGACGGGAGGTAGCAGGGCTATAGTACCACCTGATTTCACATAAAGATCAAGATGCCCATGAGAGAAGTCAAGCTCGGCAAGGCATAAGGAGGAAGAAACAAGATGGCTAGTTCTATTAATAAATATTCAGTAGTAGAATCTCTTAATCAAATGATTTACGAGAGTGCAACTGCGGTTACTGCCGTTCATGGCGGGTCAGACCAAACATTAACAGATTCCCATACAGCTTTATATGTAGGCGTTGGTGGTAATGTAGTATTAACGCTACAATCTGGAAGTGATGCTACATTTTCTAATTTAGCAAGTGGTCAAATATTACCAGTAAAGTTTAAAGCAATTAAAGCAACCAATACTACAGCAACCACTATGCTGGCATTAAAATAATGTTAGGTGGTATCAGGGCAACCGTAGTTAACTTTGTTCAAACAATCATAGATGTTGGTTGGAGCGGGGCAGAGGCAATACAATTAAAGTGGGAAGAAACAACTTCACAATGGGAAGATTTAGAAGGATAATATTATGGCAACATTAACAGGTCAAACAATAGCATCATCATACGAGCAATTACTTCATGTAGATAGAGATGGTGGAGGAAATGGAACAACATTAGTAGATGTAAAAGATGGTGACAATGGAACTACATTTGCTCTTAAATTAGCACAATTTCATGCAGAGATTCGTGGAACAACAGGAACAGGGGCAACAGGAGCAGGTAAGTTAAATTTATCAACTTCTGAATTAACAGTAGTAGACAATGATGTTTTAGGTAAAATAGATTTTCTTGCACCATTAGAATCAAGTGGTACTGATGCTATTTTAGCTGGTGCATCTATCTGGGGTGAGGCTGAAGATACTTTTGCGGCTGATAATAACTCTACTGCATTAGTTTTTGCTACAAACACTTCTGCGACGGCTACTGAAAGAATGAGAATTAGCAGTGCTGGTAATGTGACAATGTCTGGATCACTTACAGTCAATGGTGACTTAGCAGACATAGCTGGATCACATCCAACATTAAAACTTACTGATAGTGACGATTCTAATTATGCGGCAATAGGATATTCAGATGGTGCTTTATCTCTCCAAACAAATGGTGGTGATGAAGGTGGAGCGGCAGATACAATAACCTTTTTCAATCACGGCTCTACAGAAAGAATGAAAATTAAAAGTAATGGTAATGTTCAAATAGGAGCACATGCTTCTGGAACTCCACTTGCATCAAATCTATTTCTTGTAGGCACAGGAGCAACAACAGAAGGAATTGTGATTGGAAGAGCAGGAGACAGTCAAAATGCCTTAGACCAATATGCACAAGTTAATATGTATGGCGGTACTACGAACCTTATATCAAGGGGTGGTACATCCAGTGAAGGTACAATAGCATTAGTAACCACTTCTAATGGCTCTACTTATAATACAAGATTATTTGTTAATAGCAACGGAAATATTGGTATAGGAACAAGTTCAGTAGAAGCTAATTGGCTTTCAACAAGGACTGCATTACAGTTAGGTGGCACTGGTGCAATATTTGGAGCAACTACTGCTGGTGCTGATGGCGATTTAAGCATTGGTCAGAACGTTTATTTTCATAGTGGTGGTAGTTTTAAAAGAATTGAAGCAGATGAAGCGAGTTTATATCAACAGACTGCTGGTACACATACATTTAGTGCTACTGCAAGTAGTACTGCTGATTCAAATATAACCTTTACAGATGTAGCAAAATTTGACATTAACTCCAGAATCTCACTAAGTAATAATGATAGTGGTACATCCAATACCATCTTTGGAAAATTAGCAGGAGCAGCTTTAGATAACGCTGGTGCAAGTAATAATGTCATCATCGGGGAAGAGGCGGGAAATGATTTAAATGGTGCTGCTGCTGATAATAATGTTATCATTGGATACCAAGCCTTTGATAGAGCAACCACTACAAATGAATTTAATGTAGCGATTGGAACACAATCTATGCACGGAAACTGGACAAGTGCTGATGTTGATAATTGTGTTGCTGTTGGTGGTTTAACATTAGGAGGAACATTAACTACTGCCGCAAGTGGAAGTGTAGCGATAGGAATGTCTGCTTTAGGAGCATTGACAAGCGGTAGTGGCAATACAGCAGTAGGTTTTCAATCTGGAAACATTTTAACCACAGGCGGAACTAATACAATCATCGGATATGATGCAGATGTAGATGCTAATGATAGAGCAGGGTGTATTGTTATTGGCTCAAGTCTCTCTTTAAATACTGCAAGTGATAATGTTGTAGAAATTGGTAATAATACTAATTCTATGACTTATGATTTAGATGGTGGAGATATAACTGTTACATCTGATGTAAGAACTAAAAAAAATATCAAAGACACAAAATTAGGATTAGAGTTTATTAACAAACTTCGACCTATTACCTATCAAACAAAATCTCCTTTTCAGTATCCAAAAGAATTTGGCATTGAAAATCCGTCTAAAAAATCAAGCGGTAAAACTTGGGATGGTTTAATTGCTCAAGAAGTAAAAGAAGTGATGGACGAAATGAATATTGAATTTAGTGGATGGGAAGAAGGAATCAATACGAAACAAAGATTGGCATACGGAAAATTTGTAATGCCGCTAATTAAAGCAGTACAAGAATTATCTACAAAAGTAACAGAATTAGAAAACAAATAAGGAGTCTCAAATGAATTGGGCGAAATACGCTGATAAGAAAGGTAAAACAGCCGATTTTAAAAGTAAAGAAAGAGTAGTACAAGAAGCTGTATCTCAAGTCAAAGATGAAGATGGTAAGGTTATACAAAAGGCAGTAGCAGAAAAGAAAGAACTATATATTGCTTTGGTAGAAAAAAAATGGAATAGTGAAAGTGGTGAATCGTTACCAGATCAAGAGATAGATTATACTTTATCTGAATTAGAATTTGAAAAAGCTAGATATGATGATGATATGGCAAAAGCAAAAGCACAATCAGATGGATTAAAAACTGCAATCGCTGATTTCAAAAAACTTTAATTAACATAACAAGGGGTTACTAA